ATCTTTAAGAGCATTATAAAGAGTAATAAATGTTTTTCCTGTTCCTGCAGCACCATAAGCAATAATATGCTTACCTTCATCATAAGAATCAAACAGTCTTTTCTGATTATCAGTAATTGGTGTAATATCCACCAAATAATCATTATTTACGGGTTTTTTTCTTTTCATCTGTTTTGCCGTTAACCCAATTCCTATGGGTTGATCTTTTGCTGTTGCTCTTTTTTTCCTTGGCATTAATCCAAATCCCTTACATAAGAACCTAAATTATTTTTCTTCGTTTTCTTTAGAACTTCATTCCAACCTGGATGCTTTGCCCTTAATTTGTCTCTAAAATCTCCCACTTCTTGTACTGCCCCACATCCTTTAGACCAGTCTTTATCCCAATCAGGATTATCATCTCTCCATTGAGTATACTCTTTCATAGACATGTAGAGTTCTTTCTCTTCACCAGTTTCTTTATGTTTTACAGGATAATGTGGCATAATTATAAAATAGTGTAAAATTATTTAGACCCATTCAAGGGCTTCTGATACTGCAGGGAATTGTTCGGTAAACACCTTCCTACATGCTTCTGCAATTTCCATATGTTCTTTTTGTGTACCATGTGCTGAACGTAGATTAATATAATGTATCCATGAACGACATGAGCCAGTCATATAGATTCTAGTAGGAGTAGCAAGTGGTAATACCATTCTAGCACACTCTTTTGCAACACCTGCTTCTAACATCTGATTATAAAGATTTGTA